CATCAGCCGAAACCTTTCAGTTTCGGCCTTTTTGTCAGAAGTACTCCTGCAACGCACGGAGGACACTATGCAAACTCTTACAGTGAATAGAAGAATGCCACTACTAATCCCATCAGCTGGCTTTGATGCCAAACTGAACATGACAGAGAAAAACATTGAGCATACCGAGGCATTCATGGCTTCGGGTGTGAAGGACTTTTCTTTGCCTGGATTTGTAACGCCCCATGGGTACCGGCTGCTGGCTTCAGTCAAAGGTGAGCAGTATCGCCTGGTGACTGACAGCGAAATTCCTGAGACCGTTTATGCAGTAAAATTGGCACTGCTTGAGCACATTGTTCCCATGCGGAAAAGCTGTACGCAGATTCTTGTCTGGCGCACAGTTCAGCCTCAACATGACTCGGCAGTAAGAGGTCTGCCGCAGGAATTTTTCCGACACTTCCTGTCTCATTACTCGATCGTTGTATCTGATGCTGAACAGACATTAGAAGGCCGTCGGTTCTGGGAAAGAATGATTGCTTGGGCGATTCAGTCTGATGGCTATCATGTTTATGTTTCCGACGGAACTGAGGAAGAACGTCCACTTACGTTCATGACGAACTGGGATGACTTTTACGGAACTTGGGCCGATTTCTGCTGGGGCAATGATAGAGATTGCCACCTGCACAGACTCTTCGTGATAAGTACTGAGCAGTTACACTAAATTCTGCATTAACACTAAACCCGCTTCGGCGGGTTTTTTTATGCCTGGAGAAAAAGCATGCCAGTATCACTCCACTCGCAGGTAGGCAGCACCGAGCAGATGAGCTCACAGCTTTATAACACCATTTTTTCCATGCTACGTGTATCACTTCCCGGAATCGTGCAGTCATTTGACCCTATCGCCTGTACCTGTACAGTTCAGCCAGCCATTAGCGGGCAGGCAACCGATACGAATGGGAAAACAAAGTCAGCGCCGCTTCCGCTGCTGGTGGATGTACCTGTGATTTTCCCACGCGGCGGCGGCTGCACAATAACTTTCCCGGTGAAAGCCGGCGATGAATGCCTGGTGGTGTTCTCCGATCGCTGTATTGATTTCTGGTGGCAGAGCGGTGGCGTGCAGGAACCGGTTGATCCGCGCCAGCATGATTTGTCAGATGCATTTGCCATCGTCGGGCCGCAGTCCCAGGCGAACGTCATTGGTAACATCAGCACCACGACATTGCAGATGCGCACCGATGACGGGTTTGCCTACATCGAGCTCGACCCTAACAGCCACGGCGTAAACGTTATGGCGCCAGGCGGATTCAACGTTAAAGCGCCGCTGTCGGAGTTCAGCAATGCCGTAAAGATTAATGGCCTGCTGACGTGGTTGGGCGGGATGGTGGGCAGTACGGTGAGTGGGGTGGCGGCGAAGATTTCCGGCGCTATCCAGCTTATTGGCACGCTCACATCCAACGGCAAAGACATCAGCGACCAGCACACGCATAACGGCGTGCAGTCTGGCAGCAGTAATTCTGGCAAGGTGAACTGATGCGATACAGACGCGAAGACGCTGACGGCGATTACACGTTCGGGCGCGGTGATGATACCTGGCTGATCAACTCTCCTGACGCAGTCGCGCAAGCAGTCAAAACACGCTTCCTGCTCTGGTATGGTCAGTGGTTCCTGGACACCACTGAGGGGACTCCGTGGATACAGTCGGTGCTGGGTAAACAGAAACCAGAAGCCTATACCCTCGCTATCCGCCAGCGGATCCTTGAAACGCGCGGAGTGAAATCCATTCAGTCATTCGATACCAGCGTGGACAGCGCCAGCCGCCGCGTCACCTTCACCGCCACCATCGACACAATCTACGGAACGACGACCGTTTCAAGCGAGGCTTAATGGCTCTCAATTTAGACACGCTGGGGTTATCGGCAACGGTAACCGCCCAGGGGATCAGTGCGCCTGATTACCAGACTATCCTCACCACCATTACCGGCTATTTCCAGCAGATTTATGGGACAGACGCCTATCTCGAACCGGACAGCAAAGATGGCCAGATGGTGGCGCTGTTCGCGCTGGCGATACATGACGCCAACAATACAGCCATTCAGGTGTACAACTCGTTTTCACCCTCAACGGCTATGACAGATGGACTGACCAGAAATGTCAAAATCAACGGTATTGAGCGGCGCGGAGCAACCAATTCAACAGTAGACCTGACTCTAACCGGTACAGCAGGAACCACTATCAGCAACGGTTCGGCTAAAGATGCTAATGGCGTTATCTGGAGTCTGCCCGCCAGTGTCACTATCAGCCCCGATGGAACTGTTACAGCGACAGCAATCTGCGCCAGTTCCGGCGCAGTGGCAGCAGTAGCAGGCTCAGTGACGCTGATTAACACGCCCACGCGCGGATGGACAAAAGTCACCAACGCATCGGCGGCCACCATTGGCAGCGCGGCAGAAACGGATTCAGAACTACGCATCCGGCAAAGGCAGAGCGTCGCACTGCCATCCCTTACGCCATTTGAAGCACTTGACGGGGCTATCGCTAATGTCACGGGCGTGACGCGACACAAGCTCTATGAAAATGATTCCGGCAGTGTAGACGCCAATGGCCTGCCAGCGCACTCGGTAGCGGCTATTGTTGACGGTGGCGATGTGAAAGCTATCGCAAAAGTGATTCAGGGTAAAAAGGGGCAGGGGGTATCGACGTTCGGCAGCACGGCGGTTACCGTACAGGACAGCTGGGGCAATCCGCACACTATCAGCTTTTCCCGATCAGCGCCGGTACCAGTGTACGTTGCCATCGTGCTGAAGGTTTTTACCGGCTACACCACGCAGGTCGGAAATGATATCAGGACGGCGATTGCCGATTACATCAACTCACTGGACATCGGCGACGATCTGCTGCTGAGCCGCATCTATTCTCCTGCCAACATCGGTGTGGTGAGCGGAGGCGAGAGCCGGTTTTACGATATCAGCAGCCTCCAGATCGGACGCGCAGCAACCACCACCGCACCGGCTAACATCATCACCGCTTACAACGAGGCGGTGACATGCTCCATGAACAACATCACGATCACGGTGGCGTCATGAGCAAATACACTGACCTGATAACCAACTATCACCGGGATAAGCCGCTATTTACGCAGCACATTGACTTATCTACCCGTCCGCTCTCAGACACAGCCGGAGCAATGAACAGCCTTATCACTGCTTTTGATATTGATGAGGCCGTAGGCGTGCAGCTGGACATTCTGGGTGAATGGATTGGGCGAAAACGAACCGTGGCGATACCGATTGCTGGCGTTTATTTCTCGTTAGATACAGTGGGGCTTGGGTGGGATCAGGGTATCTGGCAGGGGCTATATGACCCTGACAGCGGCTACACAAGCCTTAGTGATGAAACCTATAGGATCATCCTTAAGGCAAAGATAGCTATCAACCAGTGGGATGGTACCAACGATGCTCTGAAAGGCATCCTCGATACAGCTTTAAAAGGTTCGGGCCTGACAATGCAGATAGTTGACGGGCAGGACATGACAATTTCGATGTGGGTATTCCCGGAAAAGGATATCAGCCAGGTGTCCCTGGAGCTGATTGCCGCTATCCGTCAGGGCTATCTTACAGTGAAAGCGGCAGGTGTATATGCCGGATCTATTGATATTCCCTCCATCTATACCCCCACCGAGGGCAGTAAATTTTTTGGCTTCGATATGGATAATGACTTCATATCAGGTTTTGATAATGGTTCATGGGAGACAAGACTCTGATGGCAACAAATAATTTCAAAGCGTTTGCGCTTGATCCTAACGCGAACGTAACGTCACAAGTTGAGTGGGAAGCACTTCCGGTGTTGTTATCCGGTTTTAGCACAGGAAAAGCGTCCAGTGCACAGATAAATAAAGCAATTCGACAAGCAACATTTATAGCTTCAGCTGTCGCACAATTTGTTTCCGACGCTTTAACGCAAGATATTTTTGATAATGGTGATAGCCAGGCTTTTGTTACGTTATTAAAGCAAGCAATTGTAAATGGTTCAGTGCCTGCTGGTATACCAATGCCGTGGCCTACTACAACCCCTCCAGCCGGTTGGCTGAAATGTAATGGAGCAAATTTCAACACCGCTACCTTTCCATTGCTTGCGAAAGCATATCCATCAGGCAAGTTGCCGGATTTGCGAGGTGAATTTATTCGGGGGTGGGATGACGGGCGCGGAGTGGATTCTGGTCGAGCACTGTTATCAGCGCAAGGGGATGCGATTCGTAATATCAAAGGCGAACAGTCGCTTTCTGTTCCTTATAACGGTAAGTCTACAGGAGTTTTTTATAATAACGGGAAAAATGCCAATGAGGGCATTTATGAGGACGGCTCCTTTATATTAGATGGGCCGCCTGTAGGCGGAACAGGTGGTTTGAGTCCTTCGCAGGGTGAAAAAATATATTTTGATGCATCACGCATTGTTCCTGTGGCGTCTGAAAATAGACCGCGCAACGTGGCGTTTAACTACATCGTGAGGGCTGCATAATGTCTGATGCAAAATTAAACAGTGAATTCATTGCCACAGTGGCCGGAGTTGTTACCGTGTTTAACTACGATGGCGAGACGCATGAATATCTTTCTTGTTCGAATGAGTTTTTACCCGTTGGCGTGGGTATCCCAGCCAATTCATGCATTGATGCGCCGGACATAAGAAAAGAGGGTTTTGCTATCTGCCGGACGGTAGATTTCACCGCATGGGAGTACGTCGCCGATCATCGCGGTGAGGTTGTTTATCGAACCGCAACAGGTGAAGAAGTCGAAATAACCGCGACAGGCGATTACCCGCAAGGGACCACTACGGTGGCCCCACCTGGGCCGTATGTTACGTGGACCGGTAATGAATGGATAACGGATACCGAAGCGAAACACACAGCAGACGTGGAAGCAGCAGAACAGCAGAGAGCATCGTTGCTGGCAGAGGCGCAGGAAACGATAGGTTTCTGGCAGACCGAATTACAGTTAGGCATCATCAGCGATGAAGATAAGGCCAGCCTGGTCGCTTGGATGAAATACATAAAGTCAGTGCAGGTAAGAGATACGAGTAAGGCACCCGCCATCATCTGGCCAATCAAACCGGCCTGATCAAAAAAGCCTTGGTACGGGGCTAGGGCTGAGCCGCGCCCATCCCGGAAAGCTGCGTTAAGCTCTTCTCTGCTAGAATTTAAGAAATGTTTTCTTTCAATTAGACACAAACAGAAAAGCCCCAGACCGAGATCTGAGGCTTTCATGTTTGGATCCAAGTGCGCGTGTATTTCACGTGCATTTGTTTTTCTCTGTTAGGTCCACGTGCTGTCTGGTCAGAGTCCTTAAATAGCTGTTTTCACTGCTATTGTCCGGTTGTGGTCCTATCAAAAATGGTGGAGCTGGCGGGAGTTGAACCCGCGTCCGAAATTACTACACCGTCGGCACTACATGCTTAGTCAGTTTTTACATTCGCCGGTTAGCTGCGAACAGACACGCCACTAACAGACTAGCCTGATT